GAGTGGCTGTGCCACGGTGGATTGAACAGGTCTGCCGCTTGATCTCGCGTGCAGAATATTTGTATGACCATCTTTTATTTCCTTGTTGCAGCTTCGCTGGAGCGGTTGCCCGGACCTTCCCCGGGACCGGCTTGATAGTTGATTAGGTCTCTGCTCTTTAGTTTTGTGTACGCTTTGTGTACCTCTTCTCTTGTCTTTCTTCGTGCGGTGGTGTTGTCCGCACGGTAAGTTGGGCTCTTTAGTGCCTCTTGACGAGCTCGGACGAGCTCGTCGTAAGCCTCTGGCTCTTCGTCCTGGTACAGCTTGTCGTAGTACCGGGGCGGTTTTTGTTTTCGTGCTCCGTGAATCACGGTGCCACGTTTATTGTTGTAGACGTCTTTTTTCCATTTGGTGTACCACGACTTTCCTATTGCTGGTCGTGTACTCATTCTGTTGTATTCAGGCGGGATGGTGACTCTTGTCCCATCGGTGAGTGTTCTTTTGTAGTGCTCCTTGGCCATTTCTCCTGTAATTCTTTTTTGTATGTATCTGGCCATGTATATCGCGCTTGCGTATGTGAGTTCACCGATCTCTGATATTCCCGCCGTCCATATCTGTTCTAAGGCCTGGCTGCGGTAGCAGTGATGGCCGCTTTGGCTTGTTCGCCAGTATTTTTTATCGGCGAAGTCCACGCCGAATAGTGCTGCGTGGTAGTGGGGTCTCCCCAATCTTTCGCCGTATTCTCCGCACATGTAGTAGCTGATCTGTGCGTCTTTTTTTCTTGCTAGGTGCTCTCGCAGTCTCTTGATGAAGTCTGCGAAGTCTTTGTGTTTTAGTGCTGCGTGTTCGGGTAGGTGCTTATCGTCATACGTGAGCGTCACGAACACGTTCTCTTTGTGCATCCGTGCTTCGTGCATGCACCTGGCTGCCCACATTTTGGCTCTGTCGTCTCGGCAGCCTATGCATCCGTTGCACGGTATTTCGAGGGGCATGCCTCGTGCTTTGAAGTTGAGCGGTGCGCCTGGTCGCACTTGCCATGCTTTGATCGGGTGGTAACACGGCATTTGTCAATCCCTCGTTAGAGGTAGGACCTTGGTCCCATTGACGCCTGTATGGCATAGCTGTTGCAGTTCTTGCAATCGCTGCCGCGGTTTTCGGAGTTTCTCCGGGTCTTTGGTTTTATTGCGATTTATCGCAATTCTGGCCGTAGGCTCTTCGTAGCCGTCCACGGGTTACCACCTTCCAGGTGGTAACCGGTGGTCGGGTACGTCTTGTCACAGTCTGAATCCGCCTCTCCTTGGCGGTGGTGACATGTTTTTCGGGTGAGTTCTGCTCACCTTGCGGTTGAAGCGCTTGGCTGCGCTGTGTCTGTTCTGTCCGCTGCGTTTCATCGCTTTCTCCGGGGCCCCTTCGGGGGGCCAATTGCTCTACTTGTTGTCAATTGGCCCACTGACAGGTTTGTCAGTGGTTTTTGATCCCCCTTCGGGGGTCTGGGGGGTTGGTTCTGGGGCGACGTAGATTCCCAATCTCTTCAGTTCGCCCTTGTTGCCGGCTTCGCCGGCTTCCTGCACCGCGTCGAGCCATTCTGCCGGGTCGTTGTCGAATTCGGCTCGGACTCTCGCGGGCAGGGTCATGAATGCTGCTTCTCCTTCTTTGATCATGTCGAGTGCCTGGACGAATGTCGGCACGTTGGTGAAGTCGCCGAACATCGGCGGTTTGTTCATGACTGGCATCTGTCCTGTTTGCGTGTATCGCTGGACTATCAGGTTGATGTCTGTGTCGTCTTGCGTGTTTTGTTGCGTGAGGCTTTCCTCGTGCGCTGGTGTGACGGTTGCGGTTTCGTCGCTCGCCTGGTCGCCGTCGTAGCTTCCCATTGCTCGCATGATGAGTGGTTCTAATTCTCCGGTTGCTGGGTTTTTCCAGTACATGGCGCATTCCTCGCAGTTGTTCATCTGAATTGCTCCGGATGTTCCCGGTGTTGTCTTTCGCTCCATCGGTCGAAGCTGCCTTTTACGTTGTTCTTCAGTTCGTCGATGAGGTCGTTTATCCATAGGCTGGCGGTGTCTTTTCCGAAGCTCTTTATTCCGTCGAATATTTGCATGTAGTGATCTGCCACTTTTGCGACGTTGCCTTTGAGTTTCGCTTCAGCCAGGTCAGATAGCATTTTTGCTTTTACGGCTTTGACCTGGTCGTCCATCGTTTTTCCGCGTAGCTCGTTTTCTAGGCCTATTCCGGTTGTGCGTCCGACGATTTCGTCTATTTCTGCTGCCATTTTTCCGATGGCTTGCTTGCTTTCGTCGATGCGTTGTCGTGCTTCGGCTGCGCTCGCGGAGTTTCTTTCTATTTCGGCTTCTATGCTTCTGCCGTATTGGCCTTCGCCTGGTGTCGTTGCTCGCACCTGTGCTGCTTGTGCGCTCGCTAGGTCTCCTTCCGCTACGTTTTTTGCGGCTTGTGATTGCGCTGCTGCGATGTTTGCCGATGCAACTTTCCTTTCGGTGATGCGTTGCACGGCTGCTCCGATGTGTTGGCTCGAGAGTGCTGTCTCAGACTCGACGCGAGCAGGTTGTACGTTTGGAGTGGAAGCTCCAATATCTCCTGCAGCGAGCATGGGATTAAGTCCCGCCGCTTTGAGGTCTGCGACGCGGCGTTGCATTGCTGTCGAGGACATTCGTTCCTCGAACATTCTGTTTTCTTTCGCCAATCGTTCATTTGTGCGGTTTGCCTCGCTTTGTCCTTGCCTGGCGCTGTATGCGCTGTAGATGTCCCCGAGTATGGGGACGGCGCCCCATAGGTCGTCGAGTTTGAATCCCATTAGAGTCTCTTCAGGCCAGGTACGCTGTATGTCGGTATGCACCTGGCCATTGTGACGTTTATCCACATGTCCGCTAGGAACTGTGCGTTGTTTGCCTGTGCTGCGGCTGCGTATGCCCTAACTAGTATTGCTTTTGTCTGGTCTGTGATGAATGTGCTGTTCAGCACGGGTAGTGCTGCGAATTTTTCTGCTAGGTGCCACACGTCGAGCGTGCTGGTGTGATTGCTTCTGAACAGTCCGCTTATCGTGCTCGGTATGTATCGGTATTCCGCCCATCGCTCTTGATAGCCGAATACGTTTGCGTCGCTTGCGCTTCCGTCGCTGTATATTTCTCGGTTGTTTACTGGCTGTTCGCCTAGGTTCGCGAATGGTGGCCAGTAGAAGTCGAGCACTGTTGATCGGCTCCACATTTTGCGGATGCCTTGCTGGTATGTGATGTCGGCTCTTACGTTGACCAGGCCGATCACGTATCCGTGTTCTGTGAATGCCTGGTTAAATCCGTGGTCGCCTAGTGTTGTGCCGAATGCGCTTAAGGATCCGAGTGGCGTTGTTGATCCGGTGACCAGGCTGGCGCTTTGTTGTTCGACGGGGTTTATATTGACCATTGAATGGCCGCCCCCTAGATATTCGACGCGCTGCAGTCTTGCGTCGGGGCTGGTGACCCCGAACATGACTTTGTTTTTTTCTGTGTACCTGGTCCCGCCTCTTGCGTCGAGTTCCATGTATTGCTGGGTGGTTACCGCGAGCCGGAGCGCGTTGACGCTTGGGCCCGTGGCCCCGGCGAGGTTTGTTCGAAGTCCAGTTGTAGCTGTCCCGTCAACACCGAAGTTGGTGTTTCCGCTTCCTGCGCTGGCGTTGCTCCATACGGGCGCTGCCAGTGTGTTTTGCCATTGGAGAAAGCCCGTCCTGGTCTGACTGGGGTTGTACCAAACGGTACTGTTCCCATCAGAGACCACAGGGGCGCTCGTTCCCAGTGGCATTGACACGGCTGTGCCTTTTTGCAGGAAGGGCAGAACGGACGTGAAGTAATCATGATGTTTTGCTCGTTGGAGCGTGGTGTATAGCGTGCTTGAGTCTGGTCCGTCGCTTGCTAGTGCTGACGTTACTCCGGCGCTTGATACGTTGACGCTGTTGACTAGATTTTCGTCTCTGTACCACTGGTTGAACGTCAAATTATAGGCTCTTAACGGGAGTGCGTTGATGCTTATCGTGTTGCCTCCTGCTGTTTGCCCTGCGCAGGGCAGGCCGAAGTAATCGTATATGCTGTTTTGTGCGAATCCTCCCGCTGGGCTAACTATCTGCGGGATGGTGTAGCTGATGCTGTCGGCCGGGTTGTCTTGTTCTCCGCAGAATCTCACCCAATTTTTCCATGTCAGCCGATTCGGTATGAAGAAGAAGGCTGTTTCTAGGTGCATGTTGTCCATGATCGGGACTATGGGTGTCGCCGTCCTGGCGAAGATTCTTGCGTTAACGTTCCACGTGTCGCCGGGTAGTATTTCTTCGCAGAAGAATGGGACCAGGTCGCTTGCGTTGAACGTGACTTTTTTCATGTGTGGAGCGCTGTAGGTGCTCCTTGGGACTTCGCTTTTGGGGATCATTGCGAAGTCTTTTGTTTGTACTGATGGCTGCTGCATTTCAGTTGATTCCTATTAGTAGGTCGCGTGCTATCGCGATTTGTTTCGGATTCTTCAGCAGTTGGAACTGTCCGGTTGCCTGGTCGTAGGCGCCGAGGTGCCACAGGCTGAAGTCATCCGGGTGCTTGTTGATTTGGTTGTTTTCGTCTTTCCTGTTCGTTTCGTCTGTGAA